CCAAAAAAAATTTTAAGAGAAAATTTGCTAAAGTTCCCAAGACTAAAAAGGGAGTACCAATAAAATATGTAGCTGGTGCAAAGAACCCTTCAGCTAGAGAAGCAGAAATAAAAAGAACTGCCAGGTTATACAAAGAAGGAAAGCTTACACCAGCAATGATGGATAGGATTAGTAAACAAAGGAGTAAAGGATGAAGTATTCAAGTATCCCTGGGGCATCCAGGTATTCAAAGTCTACACTTGATAAAGTTTATAAAAGAGGTATGGGAGCTTACTATTCTTCTGGAAGCAGACCAAAAGTTTCAGCTCATCAATGGGCGATGGGAAGGGTTCGATCCTTTGTGACTGGCAAGGGTGGAGCAAGAAAGGCAGATAAAGATTTAACTTAACAGAAAGGAAATATTATGCCAGGTAACTATGGGAGTTATTCTCCAAAACAAAAAAAGATTGCGAAAATGTCAGGCAATAAAAAGAAGATGGAAGCATCTGATTTCAAAAAGCTTAGAATGTTTAAGAAGAAAAAGAAAGCTTCAGCCTAATGGATATCGATCAGCTTCGAGAGACTTTGAAGGTTGATGAAGGTGTCAAGAATGAAATCTATTTAGATCATTTAGGGTTACCTACTTGTGGCATAGGTCATTTGATTACAGAAGATGATCCTGAACATGGGTTGGATGTTGGCACACATATCGATGATGAAAGAGTAAATGAATTATTTGACCAGGATGTACAAGTTACTCTTGGTGAATGTCGTTTACTCTACAATGACTTCGATGATCTTCCTGAAGAAGCACAACAGATCATAGCCAATATGATGTTCAATATGGGTAGACCAAGATTGTCCAGGTTTCACAAAATGAAACAAGCAGTTGATGGTCGTGATTGGATTGAAGCTGGTAATCAGATGATGGACTCTCGCTGGTACAAACAAGTAACAACGAGAGCCGATAGATTAGTTAGAAGAATGCAAGCTATCACTTAGAGCAATAGCTCTTTCTGCTCCAGGTATTCTTTTAATCCATCCTCTTCTTTCAATCTTGTGAATGTGGTTATGGATTGTTGACCTGGATTTAAGACCAAAGTGATCTGCAATCTCTTGGTATGTTGGACAAACATCATGAGTGTTTTTGTATGTCTTAATAAAGTTATAAATACTATTCTGCTTTTTGGTCATTGGTATCTTTACCTGAGACATTGAACTCTCCCATTTGTATTTCCATTTCAGATTGAAGTATTTCATTAAGACTACTTATTGTTGCCATGTTCTTTGTTCTTAACTCATCCATGAACTGAGATTTTTTTTCATCAGTAAATTCTGAATTGTATATCTCAGCTACAACTTCCATGTATTTTGTTACGAAATCGTTAGCATTGGCATAAACGATAGGACTTTTCTTGCCAATAAAATGCATAGTGTATTTAATGGCTTTTTCAGAGTCCTCTATAGACTTAACTTTATTTTTGATGTCATCTATCACATCAACCTCTTTTGGACTCTGTGCGACCTTTATATCGCCTTTTTTTTCGTCAGGATAATCTTGTGCTTCTTCAACTGTGATTAATCCCTTAATCGCATCAGGAAATGCATCCCTGAGAGCGAAACCTCTTGCCCTTAGTTGTAACATCCTGGATGGATATTGTTGCCAAGGTCCTCTTTTAGAAGTTAGACCAGCTCGTTTAGCATCCTCATAAGAAAAAGACGAAGTGGTTTCTTCAATCTCACCCCCTCTAATTTTTCTTTTGATTGTGCATACTGCTTTAGCTTCTTCCTCGATATACTCTTCTTTCATTCCACCCCAATCAGGATGAGCTTTACAAACTGCAATCATAGCATCACCCCATAAAGAAGGTCTGCCATTGATGACTGCAATGTTCTGAAGGGATTGCATTGGAGCTAGTCCAATCTCATATCCCCATTGTATAGCTACCAGGATATCATTTGGTTTACCTTTAAATTGATCAGGAATATTACTTGATATTGATAGGAACTTGGAGAACTCCATAGCTTCTGTCATATTCGTTGGATTAAGTGTTGGTAAACTATTCATTTTCTTTCCTTTCAATTTTAAATCTTCTATGCCAACTGGCTGGTTTAGCTTGAACAATCTTCTCAGGTTGTGCTTTTCTTTTCACAATTTTATTTAAGATACGATACTCACCTATCTCAGCTACTTCAGCATCATGTTCTTGCATAACTATTTCTAATGCTTCTTGGCATTCTTGCATTGTCTTTGACCAAGCTTCGACTTCAGATTTAGCCTTCATCCAATCCATGCCAATTTGAATCACTTCATTCTTAGTCTTGAGATGATCCAGGTTTATGGTGAAAGGTCTTTGACCATTATCAAGAGGTGGGTAAGGCTCATCCTTCTCGACCTTTTCCCAAAACTCTTTAACCTTATCTTTTATTATTTTAAATAACTCTTTATCAGCTTTAAAAGGTGTAAGAGTTAATCTTTGAGACTTGCCAAAAACAGCAATGATACCCCACTTAAAACCTGAACACATGAGTTGTGTTTGAAGTTGTATGATTTGATCATGTCTTGGAAAATCATCCAGGACACTTGTCTTAATTTCTAATGCACCAAAACCAGTAAGCTCCATTTGACCTCTAGTCTTTGGGTCTTGAACCAGCATTGATCCATCAATTTGTAAGATAGCATCGAGTGAAGCACAAAGTTTGTATTCATCCATGCGAAATCCCTGGTCAACTTTGGCTAGTCTGATATCAGCTTTACCATCTGCCATAACTTCAAGTTCATCTCTCGCCCATTCAGTCACACCAGCTTCTAAATAGTTCCCTCTTTTCTTGGCATCTTTTCCGAAGTCACTTTCAATAGTTGGTATACCTTGTTGAGCATGAATTGTTTTTTGTCTCTCTCGTTCATTGGTAGAAAATTTGGTCTGACCTAAAACAAGAGCTGGAACTCTTGATGCTCCAATTTCAAATCTATCATCTGAGAATTTAGCCATTATAAACCCCCAAAATAAAAGTTGTAACATCGATCATTGATCAGGCATACTATATGTAGTATGTAGTATATAGATACCATAGTTAGAACTGTGGTCATTAGATAGCCTAATGCCTTTAAAGCTATTATAAGTTCTAGAGGTATATGACGAATACGTAGGAAATTTAGTGTGCCACAATATATATTATGCGACAAACTTCTAATACTATTCTTCATATTATCTCTAAGTGTTTGATATACAATCATAGTTATACTCCTTAATAAATTGTTTGATTGTGTACTCACCTTAGAAGGACATGACAAAACACCCCCCATATATAGTAATTTTAAATTTAGACGATTGTTTTTATTGCATTTATTATTCATTATCTCAGACCATGTACACCATAAAGGATATCAAAGTTACTTCTTGATTTTATCTTAAATCCACACATTGTTAAAACATTTTGTGCCTGAATGACACGCTCTAACATTGGGAGCTTTGAGTTCCTGGATATCGATCTAATCTCTCTTGCAACTGATGCCAGTTCCTGAGATGCAATTTGCATCGTCTTGCGATCCATAATTGGAATAGTTAAACGGCAAGCCGTCTTATGACCACGATAAATTAAATAGTTCTTGTGATTTAAAATCGACTTGGCAACTTGTTCTTTTTGTGGACCAGTTAAAGTAGGAAGCAAACTATCAAGATTATTGCCAGTAAAGTTTTTACGACCACCAGCTTGTTTGATCCTATGCTTCATAATTTTACCTAACTTTGTCATCCTACTAACCTATCATTTTTTTTGTTATGATCTATGTCATCTGATTTAACGCTATCATCTTGTAAGAATGTAAAGTCATTTTCCACTAATTCAGACATCCTGGTTAAATCATTCCATTTACCTTTGGTAACATCTTTAGCTAGTCTTTTTCTTAATTGCATATAATCTAGCAGACCATCATAAAGTGTTTGTGATGCTTGTACACCAACACGATTAGGCGATCTTTCTACATTAAGCCAACCTTCTTCTTCACATTCATCAACCATCTGAGAAACAGATTGCCTGGTGGCTCGAAGTTCGTCTGCAATATATGATATAGTGTAAAATTCGTTAACACATTTAGCGTAAACACAGATTCTACTAAAAACATTACGAAGAGGTGTTGAATTAAAATATCTTTGGATTTTTGTTTGCAAGCGATCTTGTCTTGCCTGATAAATTTTTACTTCAAGGTCACATAAGACTTTGATCATTTCATTTTGAATTAATTTTTTTAATTTATTTTTCATTTGACCCCTCTAATCTTTTAATGACGTTACGAACTGTTGAAGCATACCATGACCCACCTCTTGCCGTAGTTGTACCGATTTGATTGAGGTTGGTTGCAATCTCACGATAGCTCATACCACTTTTTTGTAAGGCAAGTATGGTAGGTGCAACGATCTGAGCAAAGCCATCGGATTGAGCTTTGACCACTTCACCAGCTCTTGCTCTTGCTTTATCCATATGGTCATGGATACCCAGCTTGGTGACCTTACGACCTTCCCTACTCTTGTAAATGCCCTTCTCTTTTAACTCATTTTTAATACGAGCTAATCCTGATTTAGTTCTTTCAGAAATTTTCTTTCTCTCAAATTCTGCAAACATAACCTTCATGGAGAAACGCTCAAAGCTTTCTGATATTGAAGGATCATTACACACAATAAGTTTGATCTTGCCTTTATCTAAGACTTCTTCAAAGAATTTAAGTGTATGCCATTGTGTCCTGGAAAAACGATCCAGGTCAGCTACGATGATAGACCCTTTAGAAGCTTTAGCCGTATTGATACACTCAGCCAGTTTAGGTCTTTTCTCAGGTGCTATCTTGCCTGAGATACCCTCTTCTTCAAACCAAATGACTTGATGATCACCCCCATTGAGCCAGTTCTTGATCTCTAGTTTTTGTCTTTCAACATCCTGGTCATCTGTTGAGACACGAACATAAGCACAGTAAATACCACTATGCTCTTGTCCTGATGTATTAACTACTCTCATGAGTTTGCTCCCTTTTTGAAACTGCCAACCCTAACATCAAAACCTATTTGATTACTCAATGTATCAAGAACTTGTTCTATTTTACTTTCTATGTTCTCAATTTGATCAGCATCATCTATTTTGATTTCTAATTTTGCTTCGTAGTTTTCCATATGTTCCCCCTATGTTTCATTACTGTTCTATATACATATATCAGATTGATATCTAAAATACAAGACCTAGAGGTAAAAAAAATTAAATAGGTTATGTACACATGGATAATGAAATAGAAATAGTTCCCTTTTATTGTCGTTTATCAAAGGGTTGTTATGAGATGCTGAAGCGTCAGGCAAAGAAGGAACGATGGACAATGGCTGGACTAACTGAAAGCATTTTAAGAGAAGCATTAAGGAAAAGAGAGCCACGTTCTATATCGAATGATAGGATGTTTGAGACACCCAGGGATGAAGTAAAAGACCTTCAAATAGCTGAACAAGTCGATGCAATGGTGAAAGCTAATGACAAAGTATAAGGCAAAGAAGACCAAGGTCGATGGCATTACTTTTGATTCCAAAAAGGAAGCTGGTCGATATTTAGATTTAAAAACATTAGAGATGCATAAAAGAATAAGAGATTTGAAACTCCAGCCATGCTTCCCTTTTAAATACGATGATAAAGTTATGTTTAGATACTACGCTGACTTCGAGTATTACGAGAATGATGAATACATTGTCGAGGATGTTAAAGGTGTAAAGACCCCTATTTACAAGCTGAAGAAGAAGCTAATAGAAGCTCAGTATAAGATCAGGATAACTGAAGTATGATAAAAGTGCTTGACTTGTTTTCAGGTATTGGTGGCTTTGCTTATGCTAGTGAAAGAATAGTTGGTGGCTTTGAAACAGTTGCTTTTTGTGAAATCGATCCCTTCTGTCAGAAAGTTTTGAAAAAGAATTTCCCCGGAGTACCTATTCATAACGATATTAAGGAGCTAGAAAAAAATGCAATACGATATAGAGGATATGTTGACGTTGTCTGTGGAGGATTCCCATGCCAACCCTGGTCAAATGCAGGCAAAAAAGAAGGACACGAGGACAAAAAAGGTCGTGATCTCTGGAGAGAAATGGCTTCCATTATCAAGCAGATATTACCGAGGTTTGTCATTGGAGAAAATGTGCGAGGATTTGCTCAGATGCCGATGGGATTGCAGAGATCGGTCAATGACTTGGAAAGCATCGGATATAGGGTCGCAAACTTTATCATTCCATCTGCATATGCACTCGGATTACCACACAGAAGAGAACGATGTTGGATCATCGCAGAATATGTGGGCAACACCAAATACAATGGATCATCTTCCTCAACGATCAGAAGAAGCAACAGAAATGCTAAAGAATGGGCATCGGAAGGGCAGAACGAGACCTTCAAATTTGAGAGAACAAGTAGATCTCAAAACGACAAAACTTTGGCAGACACCAACACCACAAGCATCAGATTACAAAAACATGGACACAGCCAATCAAAAAATGCTGTCAAGCGAAGTGAAAATCTTACCTACCCCTTCAGCAAGGGATCACAAGGGTGGATATCTAGGGGGAAGATACAAGGAAGGACAACCATACAACACAACATTAGACACAGCAGTTCAATACACAGACAATCAAAAAAAGGAAAACAAACAACTGAATGCCGAATGGGTAACGTGGCTGATGGGATATCCGAAAGGTTGGGTTACGATTACACCATCGAACCAGGAGACTTGCCAAGAATTATTAAAGGAGAAAAGCAAAGAGCTTCCAAGTTGAAGGCACTCGGCAACTCTATAATTCCCCAATGTGTCGCTGTATTTTTTCAAAGTATTAAGGATTATTATTGTGAACATGATAGATAAAGTTGATCAGATAAAGAAGGCAAGAGAAGAAGTTACACTTGCACCAAAGAAGCATAGAGTGTCAGACATTCAATCACCTTCAGCTTTTATTGCGATACCTTCACGAGCTTTAAATGATAAAAGACTACTGAATAATCCTTCAGCTCTCCAGGTCTTATGTGTTCTTTGTAGCTATGTTCAAGGTACAAGTGGTATTGCTTTTCCATCTCAAATACTCCTGGCAAAGAGACTGAATAGAACCCAGCAAGCTATCTCAAGACAGATCGTTAAGCTTATTGATTGGGGATATATTAAGAAGATTATTAATGAGAATGCACTACGTCAGAAAGGTAAAAAGACGGCTACTTATCGATTGATTTATGATCCAAAGATAACAGATAATCAGCTCATAAAAGAAACAAATGACCCTATTATCGAGAGTAAAAAGGCTCAAGAAACACTTAAAAAGATACAACCTGATGTTGTGAATAAGAAGAAGTTATACAACACTAGAGGTTGTGCCGAGACACAACATAATGATGTTGTACAGAACTATAATTCTTTAACTAATAATAATTATATAAAAGAAAAAATAAAAGAATATTTAAATGTATACTCACATGCACTCGATCTCATCACTCAGACACGAGGTCAATGGAAATGGGATCAAAGAGAAGAAGGAATAGCTGAAGAGATAATTAATCTTGGAGTAACAGTTCATGAGTTTAGAAAAGCAGTACAGAAGAAACTACATCAATGTAGAAAAGAATACTTAAGACCACCATATACAATAGCTTACTTCAAGGCTTACTGGCAACCAAAACCTAAGACAACAGAAGGAATAACAAAAGAGCTTGGTAAAAAAATGAAACCTAAATATACTCATGTGTATAAAACTTAGATGGTCGTTTAGTTTATGTACATACACAATATATCGTTACTGCCAGGACAAAAAAGCGACCCCATTGCCCCCCTACCCTACAGCGTACATGTGGGGGTATCACAAAAATATTTTCCATTTTTTCATATAGGAGTTTTACATGGATAAGAAAAGATACAAATTAGTTCAAACTAGAACATGGGAACAAAATGGTGAGAAGAAAAAGAAGTATGTAACTGTTGGAAGCTTGAATACTAAGATTGGAATACCAACAAGTTTAGTTCTTGATGCCTATCCTTTACCAAATGAAAAAGGTGAAGTGTGGGTCAATATCTATGAATATGATGACAAAGATTTTAATCAAAGAGATGAAGGTATCGATACATCCAATGCAACTCTTGAAAATGATTTAGATAAACCGAAGGTAGATGATGACGAAATCCCATTCTAGAAAACGAGTTGTTCCCAGGTTAAATAATTTAGGTGGTGTTCGTGATATATCAAAAAAGCTTAAAGGTTCTGATGTTATTTTTGAGAATAGGGAAAAACTTGCAGAAGCGTTGTTGTCGATTAGCCAAGCCAAAGTTACTGACGTGGTGGATTGGGATAGCGAAGGCAAGGTTAAAGTTAAGGATTTATCTGATATACCTGAACACGCTTTACAAAGCATTAAGAAGATCAAGGCTAGACCAGTTGGTGAAAGTTTTGAAGTTGAGATTGAAATGATTGATAAGGTTAGGGTGTTGCAGATGCTTGCCAAGTCGGCTGGTATTTTAGACCGAACTCCTGAGAGTGAAAAACCGAGTGTAATAGAAGTAAATATGGTAGGACCGACAGATGGAAAAACCTGATAAATTAAATTTAGATTTTAGTACTTCCCCTACTGTTTGGAAGTTTTTAAAAGATGATAGTTTTGTTAGAGGATTAATTGGTCCAGTAGGATCAGGTAAATCCTATGCTTCATGTGCTGAAGTGTTTAAAAGAGCTGTCCAGCAAAAACCATCCCCAAGAGATGGCATCAGGTATTCCAGGTTTGTTGTGGTGAGAAACTCTTACCCTATGCTCAAAACAACAACGATAAAAACGTGGCTGGAGTTATTCCCTGAGAATGTTTGGGGTGGTCTACATTGGTCTCCACCGATAAAACATCATTTAAAATTACCAGCTCGTGGAGATGCTTCAGGCATTGATTGTGAAGTGATTTTTCTTGCATTAGATCAACCCAAAGATACTCGTAAGCTATTATCCTTAGAATTAACTGGAGCTTTCGTCAATGAAGCAAGAGAGCTTCCCAAAGCCGTTATAGATGGTTTGTCTCATAGAGTGGGAAGATACCCTTCTATGGCTGATGGTGGATGTACCTGGAGAGGTATTTGGATGGATAGTAACCCTTGTGATGATGATCATTGGATGTATAACATGGCAGAAAAAGAAAAGCCAAAAGGTAAGTTTGCCTGGCATTTTTATCGTCAGCCAGGTGGTGTATTTGAAGTACCCTTGAAAGAAGTACCCAAAGAAATACCTGAAGCTCAAGGTTATATATCGGCTGGTGGCAAGTGGTTTAAAACCAATCCTAAAGCTGAGAACTTACATAACCTTCCTGATGGTTATTACGAGCAGTTGTTAGGGGGAAAAAATTTAGATTGGGTGAGATGTTATGCCGAAGGTAAATATACTTATGTCCAGGAAGGCAGACCAGTTTGGTCAGAATATGATGATTCAACGATGTCGGCTGATCTTATGGTTGATGAAAATGTGCCAGTACAAGTTGGACTAGACTTTGGACTTACACCTTCGGCTGTCTTTGCTCAACGTATGCCATCAGGAGCATGGCACGTTCTCCATGAGATTGTAACGTATGATATGGGTCTAGATCGATTTACAAATATTTTAAAATCTGAAATGGCTGTACGTTTTCCTAAGAATGAATTTATGGTTTGGGGTGATCCAGCTGGAGCTTCAAGAGATGGTATCTACGAGCAAACCTCTTTTGATTTTTTAAAAACCAATGGGATACTTGCCAGACCAACTGCCACGAATGATTTTAAGGTCAGGCGAGAAGCCGTTGCTATGCCGATGAATAGACTTATCCAGGGCAAGCCTGGCTTCTTGGTCAATAGAAAATGTCTTAGACTGAGAAAGTCTTTGTCTGGTGGATATCATTTTACCAGGGTAGCTATCGGAGCTGGTCAAGAAAGATTTAGAGATAAACCCAATAAAAACGAACATTCCCACGTTGGGGATGCTCTAGGCTATTGCCTTCTTGGTGGGGGTGAAATGAAACGTATGACCAGAGGAACAAGAACTTTTAGTCAGCCTATTGTGGCTAAATCTGATTTTGATATTTTTGCATGAGGTGATTTATGTTTACAGCAGAAGAATTAATGGATGTTATGAAAGTCGATGGCGTTTATCATCGTATTGTACCTTTTCATCCAAGACATGTGCATATGGCAGAGTTTAGAGATGTTGATCAAGAGATCATTGAAGGTTATGGCAGACCTCATATCGAGGATTATTCTGTCGATGGATTAAGCTATACAGTTTTGTATAAAGGCGAGGTTTACATTGTGTTTGGGATTTACCCTTTGTGGAGAGGTGTAGCTGAAGCCTGGATGCTTCCATCTAAAAAATTAACCGATATAAAATTAAAATTTCATAAGTCTGCATTACGTTTTTTTCGATATGCTCCAGCTAAATTAAAACTCCATCGATTACAAACTTATGTTCGTTCTACTAATGTTCGTGCCATCAAATGGATGGAAGCGTGTTATTTTAATCGAGAAGGATTATTAAAACGATATGGTCCTGATATCAAGGACTATTATGCATATGGGAGATTATATCAATGAGTGCAGTAACAAGACCAATCGGTAGAGCGTTAGGTTTATCTAAGACACCAGCTCCACCAGGACCATCTCAAGCAGAATTAGATGCTATTTCAGCAAGGGAAAGACGAGCTGAAGAAAGTGAAAGAGATGAAAGATCAAAGCTTGCTTCACAACGAATTGCTCGAAGACGAGGTAGTAGACGAAACCAACTCATGTCTGATATGAGAGAAAATCCATCTATGGGAGTTGATGCTCCACAAAGAACTCTAGGTCCAGGTCGTAATCCAAGAGCATGAGATCGTATCCTCGTAACCCTAGAAAAGTTGAGAAAGGTCTTGAGGTTTGCCAGAGATGTAAAGTGGCATTGGTCAAGATAGAAAAAGAAGGTTGTGAAATAAAAGAATGTCCAATATGCAAAGTAGAAGACGATGGTCGCTAAAAAATTTCAAAACCCTGAAGGTGGTTTAAATGAAGCTGGTCGAAAACATTTTAAAAAAACAGAAGGAAGTAATCTTAAAAGACCAATTAAGTCAGGCACAAGTCCAAGAAGAATATCTTTTGCATCGAGGTTTGCTGGTATGAAAGGACCTGAAAGAGATGAAAAAGGAAGACCAACAAGACTAGCTTTAGCACTTAAAGCTTGGGGGTTTAGATCAAAAGAAAGTGCAAGAAACTTTGCGAATAGGCATAAAAAATCATGACAAAATTAAATCCAGACCAACTCAGAAAAAGATTTGAACAAGCCGATAGGCAAAAGGCACATTGGAGGTCTATTTACGAAGATGCTTACCGATATGCCCTTCCTGACCGAAATCTGTATGATGGATACTATGAAGGTAATGTGCCAGGTCAAGACAAGATGTCCAGGGTGTTTGATTCAACAGCCATACAATCTACACAAAAATTTGCAAACAGAATACAATCTGGATTGTTTCCACCCCAACAAGCATGGTGCAGATTAACACCTGGAGAAGAAATACCAGATGAAAGAAAAGTAGAAGTCCAACAAATTCTTGATCGATATTCTGAGCAGATGTTCTCAGTTATGAGACAATCCAGGTTTGATATGGCAATGGGTGAGTTCTTAATGGAGCTTGCTATTGGAACGGCTGTGCTTCTTATTCAGCCAGGAGATGAGATTGAGCCGATCCGATATACAGCAATACCAACTTTTTTGATTTCCTTCGATGAAGGACCAAGAGGTAATGTTGAGAAAATATATCGAAAACTGAAAAGACCTTATGAGGTTTTAGACCAGGAGTTCCCAGACATTAAGATACCAAATGAGATGGTCAAAAGATATGAGAATGATCCAACCGAAATGGTAGAGATGATTGAAGGCACATACTACGACAAACAATCAGGAACTGTTCATTACCAAATAATCGATTACTCAGGAAAGCATGAGCTTGTCTATCGAGAGCTAAACAGCTTTCCTTGGGTTGTATCACGTTATATGAAAACGGCTGGAGAAAGATATGGCAGAGGACCAGTTCTAACTGGATTGCCAGATATAAAATCTTTGAACAAAGTCAAAGAACTTGCATTGAGAAATGCTTCTCTGTCTATCGGTGGTGTCTTTACGGCAACAGATGATGGGGTTCTGAATCCCAATACAGTTCGTATTGTGCCAGGAGCGATTATACCAGTTGCAAGAAATGGTGGACCTCAAGGTGAAAGTCTAAGACCTTTACCAAGATCAGGTGATGCCAGTCTATCTCAGTTTACATCAAACGATTTGATTGCATCGATCAAAACAATTCTACTCGATGAAAGTCTGCCACCTGATAACATGAGTGCCAGGTCAGCAACTGAAGTTCAGTTTCGTATGAAGCAACTGTCTCAAAATTTAGGATCAGCTTTTGGAAGATTAATATCTGAGACAATGTACCCTATTGTCAGACGAACTTTAGAAGTTATGAATGATCTTGGTATGATTGAACTACCATTGAAGGTCAATGGACTGCAAGTCAAGATAACACCGACAGCTCCTTTGGCAATGGCTCAGAACATGGAAAAGGTTAATGAAGTTTTAAATTTTATGCAGATTGCACAAAGTCTAGGACCACAAGGTCAGCTCTTTATCAA